TACTGGAGTACCTCATTGAACACAAGCACTGGTCACCCTTCGAGATGGTCAACCTCTGCCTCGAAATCACTACCACCAGAGACATTGCAAGGCAGATCCTCAGACATAGATCCTTTAGCTTCCAAGAATTTAGCCAACGATATGCTGACCCAACTAAAGAACTCTCATTTGTACTTAGAGAAGCAAGGCTACAAGACAAATCTAACAGACAGAATTCTATTGAAACTAATGACAAGCGATTGCAAGAAGTCTGGGAGTACCACCAACTCGCAGTGAAACATGCAGCATTGGATGCCTACAACTGGGCTATCAAGCATGGGTTAGCTAAGGAAGTTGCAAGGTCTGTGCTACCCGAAGGTATGATGGAATCTAGGATGTATATGAATGGAACATTGCGTAGTTGGTTACATTACCTAGACCTACGTACTAAGAATGGTACACAGAAGGAGCATGTAGAGGTAGCACTGGCATGTGCAGAGGCTATTGCTAGTGTCTTTCACTTGGAGTAGACATGAATACAGACTCTAAAATACTCGCTGTAATACCCGCATCTAACCAAGCTTTAATGGCAGATGATTTGATGGATGAACTTAGGCAGGTAATCAATGCCGATAAGTACAACCACATGACTATAGCCACGGTCATAGGGGGGTTAGAGATGACTAAGTTACATTACTGGACAGTAAACTAAGGGGTTAATATGTACGCAGATGACTTTAATCGTATCGCAAAGTACACTCGTGTTGGATCTATCTATGGCGACAAATCACTTATGGATTTTGCTGAGGCAGTTGCTTATGAATCCAGTGAACGTCAGCTAACTCACTGCATCAATCTGTTAGATAAGTATGGCATGAAGGAAGCTGCAGATATATTAAGGGGTGAAGGATGAACAGAGAAGACATTATCCGCATGGCACAGGAGGCAGGGTGTATCCCACGCCGACATCCTGAATACGACAACGATATTCAGGTGTTTGCCACACCTGATGTGCTTGAACGCTTCGCTGCCCTTGTTGCTGCTGAGAAGGAGAAGCAGATCATTGACATCCTAGAGCGACTGCAAGAGCGCAATCATTCTCACAACTATTATTCGTACGCAATCAAAGTAATCACAGGTAATATATGAACCACACTGAAATCATACAAGCTGTAACTGCCACACCATTAACTGCTATGGATCTACAAAAGAAGTTCAATGTACCCCATGCACGTGTAGCTTCAATGCTCCAATACATGAGCAGGAGGAAGATGATTGTGTCAGTGAAGGTAGGTACTAAATGGGTATGGTCATTGCCAGGATATACACCACCAGATAATACCTACACTAAACCAGAGACACAGAAAGAACGTATGAAGTTCCTATCAACCGTATTCAATAATTGGGGTAGGCAATCACATGAGGCGAGCCAAACGAACACGGATTCCTGATGCCGTTGAGATGTACTACAAGTCACTGGAGTACAGGTCACTGTCACCATCTGCACAGAGGGACTATCGGTACTGTCTCAATGCTTTCTTACAGACACCGTTACTAGGCAGGAAGGTAGAGATTATGTACCTACAAACAATCACTACTCCCTTAGCTCAACGTGCCTACAACAAATGGGCTGAGAGAGGTGTACCTTTTGCTAATCACACCATGTCTGCTGCCTCTGTAGTCTTCAACCTTGCCATACGTCTGGGATACTGTGAGATAAATCCCTTCAGCAAGGTACTTAGAAGGCCCCACAAGCCACGCAAAGTGGTCTGGACTAGGGAGGATATCACCCGCTTCCTAAATCAAGCCTACAGCGGGTTTAATACCCGTTCTGTGGGGTTGATAGTTCAGATGGCATACGAGTGGTGTCAGAGGCTTGGGGATATGTCCAATCTTAAGTGGACTAACTACAACTTTGATACTAAAGTACTATCACTTGAGCAGTCAAAGCGTAGGGCTAGGGTTGAGTTACCTACAACGGATGAGTTACATGAGATGCTAGTGCAACAGAAGCAGGAAATAGGTACAGACTATGTAGCACCTGTTTGCAGTGCAACTAAGATCTTCAACAAGCCTTACGAAAAGATTCAATTGACACTGGCTGCACGTAAGATCATGCGTAAGGCAGGGTTACCTGAAGAGCTACAGATTATGGATATGAGAAGGACAGGCACGATGGAGATGGTAGATGCAGGGGTTTCATTACCACAAATCATGTCTGTAACTGGACATGTAAGTCCAGGTTCAGTAACCCCCTACATGAAGAACACTTTGACAAGTGCTAAAAATGCTGCTAAGCTTCGCTTCACCAACACGGACAGTGCACATATAAGTGATTAATATATATGTTTAATATAAAAGACTATGTATCTAACTTAGATTTATATATAGGTCAAACATATAGAACTACATGTCCAGTGTGTAGTAGAAGAAATACATTTACAATTACTAATGATAACGGTACATTGATATGGAATTGTTATGCTAATAGCTGTACATTAAGAGGTAAGTTAGGTGTAGGTTTACGTGTAGAAGATATACGTAGGCTGATGGATAAGGCCAGTGCACCTACTGATGGAGTACCATTTGTACTACCTGAGTGGATAGTAAAAGAACATGAGCACATTCAAACATTTCGTAGGACGTATGCCATCCACGACACCGTGGAACTACGCTTCGATGTCAGAGACAGTCGAATTGTATTTACAATCATGGACAAGGGTAAGATGGTTGATGCTGTTGGTAGGATCCTCAAACCTCCGACTACTAACCGTACCCCGAAGTGGAAAAGGTATGGCAATTCTCGCAGAGCGTATACTTGTGGGGAAAGTTCTACAGCTATCCTTGTCGAGGACTGTATCTCAGCTACCCAAGCCTTGGACTTTCAGTGCACAGGATTCGCTATCATGGGGACAGCACTACTCAGAGAACACATCGAGCAACTACAGGGTTACTCACGTGTCATAGTGGCACTAGACCCTGATGCAATGGTCAAGACTGTTGCATACACAAGAGAACTCAAGTCACACGGCATTGACGCATACGCATTGAAGCTGTATGATGACTTGAAATATCGCCAACCACAGGACATGCAACGTGTCCGCTCATTGATTGAGAATCTAAATGGAACATGCCTTACTGAAGAGCCTACTCGATAAAGATTTCTATGATGAAACACGAGGAGCTAAGTGTCCCGACAAGATCTTTAGCAAGGATCTACGCAAGATAAAACAACTCATTGACAAAGCCATGGAGGAGTACCAACGGGACATAACTCCAGAGGAAATAGAGGCTTTGTACTTCACCGAGAATCCCACACTTACAACTGCACAGAAACATGCCATGCATCTTGAGTTTAAAAAGATACAGGGAAGTAACCTCATGGGTGCAGATCTAGCACAGAAAATAATCAGTAACCTGTTCAGACAGCTAGTAGGTGAGGAGGTAGCTAACCTAGGATTCCAGTATGTGAATGGTGAACAGAGCACCATGGAACCACTGAGGCAGATCCTTGATAACTACCAGGATGACTTCACCCCACAGATACGAGTTAATTATGTAGACAATAGCATTGATAACCTGCTAGAAAAGGCAGCTAGCAATACCAAGTGGAGATTCAACATACCTTCATTGTTTAATTCAGTGCAAGGCTTAGACAACGGTATGCTGTTTGTGATCGGTGCTAGATCTAACGTAGGTAAGTCAAGCTTTCACAGTACCTTATGTGCTTCACCTCATGGATGGGCAGCACAAGGAGCACGTATTCTAGTCTTGTGTAATGAGGAGAAACCGGAGCGAGTGGCTAGCAGGTACATGACAGCAGCTACAGGTATGACCATGACACAGATAGCTGCTGACAAGGCACAGGCACACAGGCTTTATGATCCTATAAAAGATAATATAAAGTTTGTAGATGCTACGGGTAAGACCATGCGATGGGCAGAGTCAGTGATCAAGACACACAAGCCTGACATTGTAGTGCTTGACATTGGATCTAAGTTCGCTGAAGATGGGGCATCTACTCAAGATCCTGCAGTACTTAAAGCCAATGCAGTGTATGCAAGAAACATTGGGAAGATGTACGGCTGTCTTGTAGTTTATTGCACACAGTTATCTGCTGAGGCTGAAGGTAAGATCGTTCTATCTCAAGCCATGATTGAAGGCAGTAAGACAGGGCTTGCAGGAGAGAGTGACCTAATGATTTTAATTGCACGTAATCCTCCATTGCAGGACTCTACGGATGGTGATGATGGACAGAGACACTTGAACATTGTAAAGAATAAGATCAATGGTATACACCGAATCATCCATGCAGAGTTTGATTATTCCACTGGAGTGTACTTCTCATGAACACAAGGATTAAAGAATGACTATTGAAACTTACACACGAAAGGCTAGGTTCGCTGAGCTTAAGCCTTACGATCCCTTCGCTGATACAGGTGACTTTATGGAAGTGTGCGAGTGGCACAATGGTGAGGGCTTTGATGTGACCATAAACAATCGTGTTGTTAGTTTTACTTTGGGGCAATGGGAATGCCTACAAGTATTAGTAAACTATAAGGGGTTGCAGTAATGAGCAAAAAATCTGTCGATGCCGAAGACATAAACCAAGAACGTGTCGATGAATGTCCACATTGTAGACAATGGATGGATATTCACGACGCTGTGGTTGCTGACTCGGACAAACTTTATGCGGTGTTGCGTCAGGCGCTTGAAGCTCTAGAGAGCGATCCGGTAAGCCATGCGGGTTTGGTTAATAGAAAACAGGCCATCACCGCCCTGCGCCAAGCACTGGAAGAAAAACGGGAGCCAGTGTTCTGGAGCGTTGCTACTGGATGGGTCTATGACAACGACATATCGCAAGATCATGTCGATGAAACGGCGAAACAAGAACTTGAGCCAGTGGTAAATATCGTAACAGGGCTACGACTGAAAGAACCAGAAGATGTATCCTGTAAAACACACCCTGATGCACCACATGGATTCGACAGGAACATGTCACATACTTTAGATAGGTATGTATGTGAGTGCGAATACTGGGAACCCGCTGATAACGAAACAAACGCAGTGAAAGGGTTGTATAAAGATGATAACGACACTGGACGTTGAGAACACAATCACTGTACGAGATGGAAAGAAACACTTAGATCCATTCGAGAAAGGTAATACTTTAGTTATGGTAGGTGTCAAGCACCTTGACCAAGAACCACAAGTTTATACCTTCGATCATTCGGAAATGTCGGTAAATGTTGATAAGTACCGACATTATGTACAGGAAGCTCTCAATAAAACTACCCTGCTTGTAGGGCACAACATATCTCACGATCTACTGTGGTTATGGGAATGTGGGTTTAAGTACACAGGTAAAGTATTCGACACAATGTTAGGTGAATACATCTTACTGCGTGGTATAACTAACCCCCTTGACTTGGGATCAGTGGCAATGAGACACAATTCCCCTGTACAGAAACAAGATGTCATCAAAGATTATCTCAAACGTGGTGTCTCAGTACGAGATATCCCCCATGCAACACTCTCAGAATATCTATGCCATGATCTAGGTGCTACTGAATGGGTCTATAAATCAATCCAGAACAAGCTACAACAGCCTGAATATGCAGGGCTAGTGGGTACTATGGATCTCACTAACGAAGTTACTGTAGTGCTTGCTAGAATGTATCAGGCAGGGTTCAAGGTAGATAGGGAAGCACTGGAACAAGTAAGACACCAGTTCATTACCGAGAAGTCTGACATTGAAGTGTATCTACAAGATCAAGTGCACAAGCTTATGGGTGATACACCCATCAATCTCAATAGTCCTGAGCAGTTATCATGGGTAGTCTATAGCAGGAAACCATTGGACAAGTCTAGGTGGGTATCAGCTATCACACCTTACATGTCCGATGCAGATTTTAAAGTGGCAGTGAAACAGAACTTTGCTACTCTGTATAAAACAAAAGCTATACAGTGTAGTGATTGCTCTGGTGTGGGATCTATCTATAAAGTTAAAAAAGATGGTTCAGCATTCAAGAGGGCTACGAAATGCAATGCATGTAATGGCTCAGGCTTTATCTATGAGCAGACGAAAGATGTCGCAGGACTCAAGTTCACAGCCCCCAATTCAAAGTGGGCATCAGCCAATGGTTTCGGTACATCAAAAGACAACCTTGAGATACTTGAAAGGGTAGCGGTATCAAAGCAAATGCATGAGGCATCTGAGTTTTTAAGTAAGCTCAGAAGACTGTCAGCCCTGGACAGCTATCTCAGCAATTTCGTAGATGGCATTGCAGCTTTCATAAAAGATGATGGCATGTTGCATGTGAGATTGAATCAGCACATCACTGCAACAGGCAGATTCAGTGGTTCCAATCCAAACATGCAGAACATGCCAAGAGGAAATACATTTCCTGTGAAGCGTGTATTTGTTTCACGTTGGGAAGGTGGGAAGATTATGGAAGCTGACTTTGCTCAACTAGAATTCAGGGTTGCAGCTTTCTTATCTCAAGATGAAACAGCAATCAAAGAAGTCAAAGAAGGATTTGATGTTCACTCGTACACAGCAAAGGTTATTACGGAGGCAGGCCAAACAACGTCTAGACAAACAGCTAAAACTCATACCTTCGCACCCTTGTACGGAGCTACAGGATATGGAAGAACACCTGCAGAGTCGGCTTACTACGGACACTTCATGGAGAAATATCAAGGAGTAGCCCACTGGCATAAGCAACTTGCAAGACAGGTAGTTAGTTATGGGTACATTAAACTACCAAGTGGCAGGGAGTTTGTATTCCCTAACACACAGCGTAAGAGGGATGGCACTGTAACAAACTTTACACAGATAAAGAATTACCCTGTGCAATCTTTTGCTACTGCAGATATAGTCCCACTAGCACTGGTAGAAATACATAAACGACTTGTGCATTATGAAAGTTGTGTGGTAAATTCTGTGCATGATTCGATTGTCATTGATGTACACCCAGATGAAATTGAGTATGTAGTACAAGTTATCGACGCAGTTCAAGCTAATCTTATCAATCTCATTAACAAGAGATGGTCGATAGATTTCAATGTGCCACTTGCATTGGAAGCAAAGATAGGGGACAATTGGCTTGAGCAAAAAGATGTTCCACATTCAACTTTAATTTAAGGAAATACAATGAGCACTAGCTTAACACTTGTTAACAACGGTAACTTTGCTGCAATGGCTGAGGCTATGGGCATGTCAGTGGACATGAAAACACCTAAGCAATCAAGCAATCTGGCTCGCTTGAAGATTAGTCATAAGGCAGTGATGGGTGAAGAAGAGATTAAAGGCAAGATCAAGAAGGTAGAAGTTCTTGAAGCTGGCATGTACACACTTAATCACAATGAAAGGGATTACTACTTACAAGATCCATCAATCCGTTTGTTCAATCAGCGATTCATGTACAAGCGATTCGTTAAAGGTGAACCCAACATCTACATAAAGACTGTGATGGATAAGGATCTTAATGCAGATCTTAGGGACAACATGGGTGGATTTAATTGTGGTAAGCCTTCAGGTTGGATCAAGGACTACAGTGCATTGCCACAAGACATTAAGAATCTTATGAAGTCTATCAAGCGTGTACGTGTACTCTTTGGTGAGATCATTGCACCGAATGCCTTTGATTCAACAGGTCAGTCTATAGTGTTGGATAACAAGATCCCATTCATTTGGGAGATTGACAACAAAGATGCATTCAAATCAGCAGGTGCAGTGATTGCTTTGTTTGCTAAGCAGCATCGTTTGTTACCTCAACACTTAGTAAACTTAGGCACAGAAGCTAATGCACTTCCTAACGGTGAGCAATTCTATACGCCAACATTTAATGTAGACTTTGGGAATGTGTTATCTCTTGAAGACTCAGATCAGTTGACCTTTGCTAACTTCAATGATTGGATCAGCAATTACAATGATTACATCATTAAGAAGTTCAATGAAGGTTCATCCAAGAAAGAGCAGGAGCGTGATGATACGCTTGTTGAAGAGTTTGTAGATGTGGATGTAGCTGCCTAATGAATCATTCTGCCGAACTTAAGGTACATCAGTACCTCTCCAATCTACGATTCGGTGATAGTACACTGTCACCGGAAGTGATTGAACAGATTGTAGAGGACATACGTGCTGCCTTAACTCGGCAGTTTGTGGATAAGTTTGATAGAGGATTCACGTTACGTATGTCTAACGTGGGTAGAGCGTATTGCCAATTATGGTTTGATAAGAATGAACCCCATAAGGCAATACCTCACAGCACCAACTTCATCATGAATATGATGATAGGCGATATCATTGAAGCTATATTCAAGGGATTGCTTAAGCAAGCAGGTGTAGCTTACTCAGACGGTAGCAAGGTGACTCTAGACTTAGGTGAATACAAGATCCATGGGACACCTGATATTGTCATGGACGGTAAGGTAGATGACGTTAAGTCTGCATCACCTTGGTCTTATGAGAATAAGTTCAAGTCCTTTCAGACACTCGCTGATGGTGATTCATTTGGATACCTAGCCCAATTAGCTGGGTATGCTAGGGCCATGGGCATTGAAGCAGGAGGATGGTGGGTCATCAATAAAGCTACAGGACAGTTTAAATATGTACCTGCAGATGGATTGAATGTCGATGTACATGCGGATAATATCAAAGCAATAGCCGCAGAACTTGAGGAGAATGTATTTCGCAGATGCTATGAGGCAGAGGAAGAAACTTATTACAACAAACCGACGGGCAACAAAGTCCTTAGTAAAGAATGTCAATGGTGCAGTTACAGGTATGCGTGTTGGGAAGGGCTTGAAGAAAGACCATCACTTGTCTCAAGGGCAGAAAATCCCCCAACTGTCTCGTATGTCTTTATCAAGAAGAAAGAAAATGAAAGTAAAGACAATACATGACACCCGTAAAGCTTGGGCTGTAAGTAAGAAGTATGGCTACAGGAGTGGACTAGAAGTAAAAGTACAAGAGCATTTAAAAGAGAATGGTATACATGCTAAGTACGAACACATTAAGATTGAGTGGGAAGATCTTATGTACAGAAAGTACACACCGGACTTCCTGCTACCTAATGGTGTTATAGTAGAAACTAAAGGACTGTTTACTTCACAAGATAGACGCAAGCACTTACTTATCAAGCAGCAACACCCTATGCTTGATGTAAGGTTTGTGTTTGAAAGGGCAGATAGAAAGTTAAGCAAAGTATCCAAGAGCACTTACGCTTCATGGTGTGAGAAGAATGGATTCCAATACGCAGTTAAATATGTCCCATTAGAGTGGGCAGAAGAAGCACCAAAGCCTTACTTCCCAGATAAACTAATTGTCTTTAAGGATAAAAAAGATGAATCCTAATGATGTAATTGCCAATGATGATGTAGCACTTGTACTGAGTCCTAACTTTGAGAAGGACGGTACATGGTCTGGCACATTAGATCTTAACATTGCTATCATGCCAGTAGATAATGGCACAGATGAATCCATAGGTGCTATTGAAGAGCTTACTAACATGATGATCACATGCTTTCGTTTGATCACTGAAGATGAAGAGTTCCACCATCAAGTTATGAAAGCTATGATTGACTACGTAGATCGTGGTGAGTTACTTGATCAAGATAAGTTAGATGAAGTAGAGCAGATGATAGGTACATCCGATAATGTGTACAGACTTAGTGCTTGGACTAAGACTAGGGGGAATGCATAAATGGACATGGTCAATAGCCCTGCCCATTACAACATGGGGCAGTATGAAACGATTGACATTATCGTAGATACTTTAGGTACAGAAGGTGCTATTGCCTATTGTCGTGGCAATGTACTAAAGTACACCATTCGTATGATGCACAAGAACAGACCACTTGAGGATGCACGTAAGGCTCAGTGGTATCTGAATAAGACAATTGAATTGATGGGTGCGCTAAAGCAATGAAACAACTCAAGTTATTCGATGAGATTGAAGATCTAGAAGATAGCACTGCCTATGCAGATGTTAGCTTTGTGGTAACTTTCGATAAGAAAGAAATGCCAACTGTATACACAGATATACTGTACCTTGAAGATGAGATTAAGGATGCAATCATCAATGCTATGCACGACATAGGTGCTACAAAGACTGACGATATCATCATTAACATTGAGGGGCTAGAATGAAAGAATCATTAATGGATTACCACGGTGTACAGATTGATATCTCCCGTGATTGGTTACTGTCAGAGCAAGCTACGCAGTTACTACAAGATTACTACATGCTTCCAGGGGAGCGTAGCCCACAAGAAGCATATGCTCGTGCTGCATTAGCTTACTGTGGTCACAACAAACCATTTGCACAGCGTATCTATGACTATGCATCTAAGGGTTGGTTCATGTTTGCTAGCCCTGTACTTAGTAATGCACCACGTGTAGGTGAGTACTTCAAGGCTTTACCTATCTCATGTTTCCTCACTTACATTGGAGACAATCTAACTTCCCTTGTAGATCACAATGCAGAAGTTGCATGGCTGTCTGTAAAAGGTGGTGGTGTAGGTGGACACTGGTCAGATGTACGTGGTGTTAGTGATAAAGCACCTGGGCCTATACCTTTCATGAAAGTTGTAGACAGTCAGATGACTGCATATAAACAAGGTAAGACAAGGAAAGGTAGCTATGCGGCATACTTGGATGTTAGTCATCCTGACATTGTTGAGTTTATTAATTTTAAAGTACCCACTGGTGGTGACATCAATCGAAAATGCTTCAATCTATTTAACGCAGTCAATGTCACTGACAAGTTTATGGAAGCAGTAGAGAAGGATCTTGAATGGCATTTGATTGATCCTGCCAATAAAGATATACGTGGGATCATGAGGGCTAGAGAACTATGGCAACGTATTCTTGAAGCTAGATTCCGTACAGGTAGTCCTTATATTAACTTCATTGATGAAGCTAATAGGCAACTGAATCCTAAGCAACGGGAGATGGGATTAAAAGTACATGGCAGTAATCTGTGTAATGAGATTCACTTAGCTACAAGTGAAGATCGTACTGCAGTATGCTGCCTGTCTTCTGTGAACTTAGAGAAGTTTGATGAGTGGGTAGACACAGATATGGTCTACGATCTTATTATCTTCTTAGACAATGTACTGCAAGCATTCATTGATAATGCACCTAGAGAAATACAGAAAGCTATTCGCAGTGCAGAGGCAGAAAGATCATTAGGCTTAGGTGCTATGGGATTTCATGGCTATCTACAAAGCAAGGATATTCCATTTGAAGGACTGTCAGCCAAGATTGCAAACAATAGAATGTTTAGATACATCAAAGCACAGGCAACTAAAGCTACGCAGACTATGGCACGTACAAGAGGGGAACCTGATGATCTCATTGGTACAGGCACTCGTAATGCACACCTTATTGCTGTTGCTCCAAACGCTAACAGTAGTATTATTTGTGGTTGCTCTGCTTCCATTGAGCCTATTAAGTCTAACGCATATGTGCACAGAACACGTGCAGGCTCACATCTGGTCAAGAATGTCTACCTACAACGTATCCTCAAAGGTATGGAGAAAGATACGCCGGAGGTATGGCAGTCGATCATCATGAATGAAGGATCAGTGCAGCATCTAGACTTCTTAAATAGTACAGTTAAAGATATCTATAAGACTGCATTTGAACTGGATCAGATGTGGATCATTGAACATGCAGCAGATAGACAGCAGTACATATGTCAAGGACAGTCACTGAATCTATTCTTCCCTGCAGGTAGTCCCAAGTCTTATGTTAATGCAGTACACTTACGGGCTTGGAAATCTAAACTCAAAGGTTTGTATTACCTACGTACAAGTGCAGGTGTACAGGCTGACAAGATCGGTTTAAAGATCGAAAGGAATGCGTTACAAGATGCTGAAGAATGTCTTAGCTGCCACGGGTAAGAGTGATAACGATGAGTAAGAAGAAACGCTTTGATAAAAAGCTATTTACAGAGAATGATTCACCTGCTAGAATTGCTGGAGTTAGATACTGGAGTGCATTAGGATACATAGCAGCACCTAATTATGATCAGTATGGCCCTGACTTAATAGTGATTACAGACAGTGAAAGATTCTATAGTGAAGTTGAGATTAAAAGGGTATGGTCAGGAGAGGCTTTTCAGTACGATACCCTACAAATACCTGAAAGGAAGCGTAAGTTTGTCGGACTTGATCTTCCGTGTACTTTCATGGTATTTAACAACGAACAGACCCATGCATTTCTCTGTGAAGGCGATACACTTATTGATTCCCCCTTAGCGGAAGTACCCAATAAGTACGTACATGCAGGTGAGATGTTTTATCAAGTGCCTGTTAGTAAGCTTAAATTAGTAAGGGTTCCTGTAGAATGAATAAAGATGAAATTATTAACCAACTTGAAAGAATCTATGCTAACCTAGTGGCATTAGGAACTCACTATTTCCAAGAGCACTGTGCACACAGTAGCAATTACGCAGGCAATGACGGTATTGATGCTGTAGAATTTGGATTGTGGGATGCAGAATTAAGGATTAAAGAGATTATTAAACTGCTGGAGGAATCACATGAGTTCAGAGATACCAGAAATTCTAATGACACGGAATCTTGGGAAACATCCAAGTGGACTTACGATGCAGGAATGGCTATGGCCTTTCAAGACTGCGGAACAGCGGAAGCTAGTAGCAAAGTATCACAAACGGACAGAGAAGCAGCAGCGCAAGAAGCAATTAGACGATATTGAACTTGCACCCTTTTAACTTAACAGGAGAAAACTATGACTTACATTAAAGTAGATCCCGATATGGTAGATAAAATCATCCGTGATGGATTAATTGAAAGCTACTTCACAACGGAAGAGATGGTTGAAGCTGCCGAAACAAAGGAAGAATCAGGTGAAGAACTTAAACCCTTTCAGCAAGAAGACCTTAAGTATAATAGAAAATACCTTAAGGCACTCGAAAGAGTTATCAAACACTTTAGCATCGCAGGAATCTTTAATATCGAGGCTGAAAGGCTTGACTACTATGAAAAAAGTTTTGACCCACCAACCTACACCCATGTCGAAGAAGATGAAGATGAAATCTGATACATCGGAAGGTCCAGATAGGTTTGACTTAGAGCAAGCTATCATGACTGTGTGGGGCTTAGAGGAGGATTTAGATGCCCTCTATGGCTACCTATATGAAACGGACGCAGATGCAGACACTGTAGCTAATGCTATCCTTGGAGCAAAGGTACTGCACACAGCACGATGCACTAAGCTGTGGGATATCTTTAATAAGTTGGTAAGTAGTAAACAACTTGAGAATAGAAATAAATGTGTGGATGAAGCAGATTTAAAGGAGCAAATTAAAGAACTAAGGGAAGACAATGCTAACTTGCTAGCTGCTTTACATGAGAGCTATGAGAATTGTGAAAGCATTGTGAAGTATGAGGGTCTAGGGCCAGGACAGTCACAGCAAGGCATGAGTCTTCGTGAGCAACTTGCAAGTGCTATAAGACTAAAGGCTAAGGAAGTAAGTGAGGAGTACTTAAAGTAAGGAAAGAGTACTTAAAGTAATTGACATAGACAAATAGCTACATATAACTTTACTTCCCGCCTGGGCACTTTCATAGTGCCCTTTATTTTCCCCTTTAACTTTGGAGTATTCATGTCTGTAACAGCACCTAATAAAACATACAAACCTTTCACTTACCCTTGGGCTATGGAATATGCAGTTGAATCTGAGAAAGCTCATTGGGGGGAGTGGGAAGCAAAGTTACAAGATGACGTAGCACAATGGCAGAATGGTAAATTGTCTAGCCAAGAGAAGCATCACATCACACAGATCTTAAGACTCTTCACTCAGAGTGATGTAGCTGTAGGTACAAATTACTTAGAGCATTACGTACACAAGTTTAAGAACAATGAGATTAGAGCAATGCTCACTAGCTTTGCTAACAGAGAGTTTGTACATCAGCGTAGCTATGCCCTACTTAATGACACATTAGGTCTACCAGAGGAAGAGTATTCAGCCTTCCTAGAATACAAGCAGATGCGTGATAAGATCGATTTCATGACACAGATAGATACCCATAGCCATGAAGGATTAGCGAAGGCTGTAGCCCGTTCTGTGATGAATGAGGGCATGTCTTTGTTTAGTGCCTTTGCCATGCTCTTAAACTACCAGAGATACGGCAAGATGAAGGGTATGTGTGAGATTGTTGAGTGGTCTATCCGTGATGAATCTATGCACTGTGAAGGCATGGTTAAACTATTCAGGGAGTTCTGTAAAGAACATCCAAGAATTGTCACAGATGACTTTAAGAAAGATATCTATCAGATGTTCAGGGATGGTGTAGCACTTGAGGATGCAGTCATTGATGGTGCATTTGAAATGGGGCACATACAGGGCTTGACAGCAGAGGATGTTAAAGGGTATATTCGCTATATAGCAGATAGACGTTTAATTCAACTGGGACTTAAAGGTAACTGGGGAGTTAAAAAGAATCCGCTAGAGTGGCTTGACTGGATTGTTGCAGGTGATACACTGAAGAACTTCTTTGAAGGTGTAGTTACTGACTACAATGCAGCAGGTATGATAGGCGATTGGGGATGGAGCTACAAGCATGATGTTGAACAAAGACTCGCAGCATAAAAAAGTGCGTTCTGCACCCTTATCTATTCAATTTGAAAAGGGTAAGTACGCTTTTGTCAGGGGGTGGATTGCTAATCCTTATGACGATGACAAGGATCACCGTGGTAAAGAGTGGCAGCGTGGGTTTAACACTGCCTATTTTGAACATTTAGAAAAGGTAAAAGTACGACATGGAATCTGAAATTAATTTAAAATTTACACTTAATGAAATTAACACACTGTTAGTGGGTGTTGGTAAGCTTCCTTATGAGCATGTGTTTACGCTTGTCGATAAGATTAAAGAACAAGCAGAGCCACAGATTAATAGCCCAGTTAATAAAGACTTACCTCAGACCTTCTAATCTGGCTGCATATTCATAAACCGAGGCGTAATCTTTGGCATCTTCAAGGGTTACGCCTTTTTCACGCTTATACATTTCATTGATAGCTAAGCGTCTTTGTTGGGATAGCTTGTTGTATGCCATCTTATCTACACGCTCTTTATCTTTAGCTGTCATATCACCTTGCACAATTCCACGTGCTGCACTTAAGGCAGTTGACATGTTATTGGTTATGGCAACTTTCTTTTCTCTATCTGACATTGCATTGTATTCACGTGAGTCAATACGAGGCAATACCATTTGCTTGATCCATTGACCTGCTTCTTTAATGACTGCACGATCATAGATCTTATCGCCAGTAGATCCAAACATTTGATAGGGATCTAAATTTAGCTTAGCGAATTCTTTCTCTAATTCATTAACACGAGGTACGACACGGAAGCCAGATAAGATGTTAAAGAATTCACCTGCACGTACAGGTTCCTCTTCACGTAAGTAACGAACAGCTACAGGTAATTCTTCTTTTAATCCTGGCAGTTTGGCTTTAACCCTATTCATAGCTGCTTCAGACACAATGTCTTCGCCAGTGATTACATTAGGGTCTCTAGCCAATTGTGACTCACGGTCCATCAAATCAAAGTAAGCAAGGAAAGGTTGTCCTGGCTGAATGAATCGACCTGCAAAGTCACCTAAGATCTGTCCCATTGCTTTCTTAAACTTATCAGCTTCTTTACCTTCACCTGCCATAAGTTCAGGTAAGCTATCAAGGATGGTTTTCTGTGTACCTGCAGGCATCTTCATACCTGCTATGGCTTCCATTGCCTCGCCTACATTGGCATCTTCAAACTTACCGAGCTTCATCTTAGCTGCAAGATCGCCTACAGCTAGCCATGGACCTGCAGGAAATATGGCACGTACGTCAACAGTACTACCATCCTCACCTTGTACGTTGTACCATTCGGTATCTTGATTCTCCATGCGGTACTTATAGGCTGCATACAAAGCTGCTGTACCTACTGTACCTCTAGAGAACTTCTCTAACCCATCACGGTATAAACGGTTAGCACCTTCTTGATCAGTGATAGCACGTTTACCTGCAGCTAATATATCTGACATGCCAGATGCAGCACCGAAGGGACTATACTTGTACTGGAATGCCATAGCATTAGTCATAAATCGGGGGAAGGTTACAAGTAAACTGCCCCCAGGAAGATTCTCAAAGAAGCTTACAAACTTACTAGCTATTCCTTCAGCTTGCGCTTCCATAGTAACCTGTCCCTTACGCTGGGGCTTTGGCATGTAAGAGAAGGTAGCCTTGAGTGCTTCATCCCCTGCATTCTTTAGAACATCAGGGGGTATAGTCTTATCATTGGCAATGAGATCGTACATGTCAATGCCCACACGCCTAAGCTGTCTCTCTACACTGGAAGTGAATACAGCTTTACGGAAGAGTGCATCTTGTGCTACGTTCAATGTATTAGCTACACGTGCAGCTTTACTTAAATTCTCATTACCTGTTTCTTGTAAAGCACTAAATATTTGTTTTTGTATAGCAGGATTATCTGCTAGTAATTTATCTACAACTTCAGAAGTAAAACCAGTGTTCGTTAAATAGGCAGCAGTACCAAAAGCATCCTGAATAATACCTTTCATGCCTTTAGTTAGATCACCACGTTGGTACGTACCATCAGCAGCAGTCTTAAGTACCTTACCTGTTTCGTAGATAGTACCTTCTAAGAGTCTAGATGCAGCATCTAAAGTAAGAGCACCTGTAGAACCATAGATGTTCCTGACCGTAGTACCAATACTTGATACTACAAGTGCTTTAGATTCTTTTTCAAGACGTTTAATAGCATTACCGAACATGCCCATAGCTGATGTCACATCTTCACTACGACCATACATCTGCTTGATTAATGCATCTGTCTCTGGATCTAAGTCACTTAATCTACCTAAGACACGAGCAAGTGAACTGTACCCTTGCATCACATTGGCTGCATCACCTACAGTAGCTAAGGAAGCCTGGGCAAATTCAGCAGGGGATACATTAGCTCTCTTCAGTGCAGCTTCTAATGTGATGTCATCAATCTTATCGGTAGCCATAAACAAATCACGCACTGCTTCACTGACTAACTGCCCCTTCTTGGGACGGAAAGTAGGATCTGCAATCATGACGTATTTAGCTACATCAATAGCCCTACGATTAATGTCTGTACGTATCTGTGCTTGTGTTAGTTCTGTCTGTGGTGATAGCTCATCAAGTGTCTTTCTACCCTCAAAGATATCAAACTGCTTTAAGATATCTTCCATCTCACGATCAAAGGCTTGTGTCACTTGCTGTGCAGCTTGATTACCTGCAGGTGTACGCTTAGCTGCAAGTCTATCTTCTAGATCTTTCTTATATGTAGCAGGTTTACGTGCTACACCGGCAGCTTCAAAGCCGCTAAACACTGAGCCTAATACGCCTGCAAAAGCAGCTTCACCTAAATCAACTGGACCTTCTGTAGCCCCACTCTCAATTCTAATACGCTGCTGTACAATATTAGATCCAGCAGATATAGGAGCTTCTACGGCAGCAGCAGTGACACCTGTACGTGTAGCAGTAGAGAATGCTTTCTTAAGTACACCACGTGCAGCAGCATACTTACCAAATGCCCCAATGCCTAACCCTGTATAAGTAAGAGGATCACTGGCAATGGACATGACAGTTTCAGCATAAGGTCTTATACCTTCCTGCCCACCCTTACTCACAGCAAATGGAACACGATCCCATAGGTCAGTGGCTTTACCTGCTATGTCAGCATCTGCAGGTTTAGCATTAGCAATCCAGTTTAGTTCAGGTACTGCATTGAGCGTTGTGTTATATTCAATCTTACGCATCTCAGTAGCAAAACGCTTAGCGTAATCTTCATTGGATTCATCTTTCTTCTGCTCACCTGCCTTGCCAAACCTGGATGTCATGTAACCTTTAATGATATTGAAGTTCTCTGGCTTCTGGTACAAGTCAACAAAGTCTACTTTATTCTCACGTTCATACCGTTCTAGCTCAGCACGATCTTCCCGCTGCTTAGCCATAATACCTTTAGTGATCTGTGTCACTTTAGCTGCAGGTTTACCGTACTCTTTAAACATGCTAGTACGTTTATAATCTTTTAAGTCATCGGCAGTTCCACTGACTTCTATCTTTGGTGTATTATCCCATTTAATACCTTCATCTTTCTGTGGTACTACAGAAGGTATAGGGTCCCATTTGATATTTTCATCTGCCATTATTGGATCTCACGAGTCCCATCAGAGTATTCAATGACTTTCTTACCCTTGTCTGGACCTGACTGCACCGTTCCTGTACGTACAATAGTTCTAGTAGAAGTTGCACGTGCAGCAGCTACACCTGAAGGCTTAACCGTAGCAGGTGTTGATTCAGGTATGTTGCCAGCTTCTTTACCTAGCCTTTGCACAGTTACCTTACCGTCTTTGGATATATCAATACCCATGCCAGAAGCTGCCACAATCATTGCAGGAGGCACTTTACCTGCCTGCTGGACTACAGTATTCACATAGTTAGTTGCAAGCTTCCTACGCTCCTCATAGATAGCTTCCCATGCCTTTGGATCAGTGCCTGTGTAGGTCAATAAGCGATCACCTGTAATTGGGTTTACACTGGGTACAAAACCTGATCCACCAATACGTGTCTGTGCAGCTTCAGTAGCGGTACTAAACATGCCACGAAAATCAGATCTAAAGGTTCCTAGATTCTTGAAGGGATCATCGGAAGGTGCATCAGCTTTACGTGGGATCTTATCGAAGAGATCCTTAGCTTGTTTTGTATATTGCTTAGCGAATTGATCTAGCTGAGATGCATTTGCTACATTCTCTTGACCACCAATAGATCTTAATTCAGACGCTTTAAAAGTCAATAAGTCTGAAGCACTAACTAATTTATTTATAGTGTCTTTTGGATCATCAAGCTCTACAGCCTTTGCAGGTGTTCCTGCCTTTATGAGAGAATCACGTACCGCTGTAGCCTTCTTTATAGCTTCAGGGTCTCCCGACATTTCTGCACGATGCACTGCAAGTTTTGCAGCAGATAGTTCTTTATCGTACCCAGGCTCTTTCTCTGCATAGAGGGAAGTAAGGTCTACAATAGACTTAATAGAAGGCACATCCCCAAGCTTAGTCTTGTAGATATCTTCTATGCTTACACCTGTCTGTGCAGAGGCAGACTTAAGACCTTGTTCAAATGCACGAGTACGTAAGCCAAATGCACCACGCATTTGATCTTCACTGGGTGCTTTAGCCATTCCTGGCTGTAGTTCAGTAGTCTGCTCTTTAAACTTAGCAAGTGTAGGTACTTCTTGATCTTCACCAACTTGAATAAGCTTCTTAGCCTGCTCAGAGGTAAGTTTAGTTTTAATGCTAGTAAGACTCTCCACAATATCTTTAGCATTACCACTAGCAATAGCAGCTACAATCTGCTGCTCAGTGAGCATACCTTGTCCTAAAGAACTTAACTGTCTAGCATAAGTATCAATCTCTTCTTTACGCTTCTCTGCACGTAAGGAAGCTTTCTCCCTCTCTTTAAGCAAAGAGTTCCAACGCATAGTAGCTTCATCACGAAGCTCCTTATCACGCTCTTCAATATCTTTAGTGGCTTGTGTAGCAAAGCCAGTTACAAAGGAAGCTAAGAAGGACATACTTACCTCATGGTATTAGTAGTAGGTGCCATTAGACCCCTATATGCAGGTGGTATCGTTTGTTCCTCAGGCATCTCAGGTGTCTGTTCAGGCATGGACCCAATAGAACGTACAATCTGCTTTGCCATAGAACGTGGTACACGATTGCCCTTATCTTGTTCCTTATAAGATTCTACGTATGTTGTATCTGTAGAATCAGCGACAAGCATGAGTAGCTCACGTACAACGGGATTGATTAAGAATCCTACATCTAAAGAGTGGATACCGTTCATAGTAGAAGAGGTAATGATATAGTCAGCAGCAGTTTCAATATCAACACCACTATCTAAAGTCTCAAGAATTACATCTTCAGTATCTGGATCTAATAATTTATCTGTATAGTAAGCAATAGCATCTTCCACAGATGCAAGCATAGGAGGATTCTCCCAAGGTACATTACGTGGAGCACCTGTTAATGACATACCTGGGATAGGAGCTGATGTAAAAAGATCTTCATTTGCCATTGCTCTTACCTCTCTTGTTTATATGTCATTCGCTTCATGCGTATATCTGCTACAAAGTTAGCAATAAGATCCATGACATCGTCTTTCTGTACGTTATCTTTTAATTTAGATGTCTTAGGTGCAAGTAACCCTTTACCTTTAGGCTTGGTGGCAGAGTTAAGTTTACTATCTACAAGCTTATTGATTTGTTGAATGTATTTATTCATGTACTATGGGCCTATGTCAATCTTAAAGTTTACAAGATCGTTGATTAGATTATTAAAGCTTGTGTCATCTATGCCAAGACTTTCTGGTGAGATACCAACATTCTTAAAATCAATTAAAGAAAAATCCTCAAATGGATTACTACCACCTTCTTTAGTTGCACTCTTAATAAAACTGGATACAGCATCTACAGCGGTTTGTCCAAGCGTAGTTTTACCCAAGATTGTATTACCCAAGCTACCTAGTGCAGTTACAGCATTGGCAGTACGCTGTGCTTGTGCAGCTTTAATGGCAGCATTCTCTTGTATCTTGGCAATAGCTAATCGATTCTCACGATCTGCATCATTTTCACCAGCTTGGAATGCATACTGCATACTGTCTCTATATCCCTGCCACATGTTATTATACTGTGTAGTAGTCAAAGACAATGCGGATTGAGCATTAAATTGATTAGCTTGATTAATAGCTGCAGTATTAATAGTTGCTATGTTTCTACGCCATTCTGCATTAGATTGATCAATGATTAGTTTTTGCTGGGCATTAAACTGTTCACGACTGGATACAAGATTAGCATTGAATTGAGAAATGGCATTAGTTTGACCTGCATTAAACTGTGCCATGGCATTTGATTGTGTAGCATTAAACTGATTCAATTGAGCCTTAATAGATTCAAAGAATTGATCAGTCTGCATTTGAGAAGTTGCATTGAATTGTGATGCTGCATTTGTTGCTGCTGCATCTGATAATACTGTCTGAGCAATTGCCTGAGCTTTAAACATTTCAGTCTGCTGCTTATTGCTAAGATTACTAATATCCATTTGCAAGAAAGCTTGAGCATTTAATACAGCAGCCTGTTGCCTATTATTAAGGTTAGCCATGTCCATTGCTGCATAAGTAGCTGCATTCTGTAATACAGTAGCTTGCTCAGCATTCATATTAGCTAAGCCAATAGTTTTCATTAACTCTGAGTTATGAAGTATGGCAGTTTGCTGTGCAGTGAAAGTTAGATTATTAGCTTCAGCATAACGAGAAGCATTTAATACAGCAGCTTGCTGTTGATTATCTAAGTTCTTTAATTGCAGTGCAGCTTCTAGTTGAGCATTGGCTACAGCAGCTTGTTGCTTAGCACTTAAGTTAGCCAGATCTACTTGTAGATTATTAGCACTTGTCTGTAGGGCAGCTTGTTGCTGATTATTTAAATTAATATTATTAATCTCAGCCTGTCTTGCTGCATTAGTAAGTGCAGCTTGCATCTGATTACTGAGATTCTGTCCTTGAAATGCAGCACGAATCTGAGCATTAGCAAGCATAGTCTGCTGCATGTTACTTAGATTCTGAGATTGAAGTGCAAAGCCATTAGCTGAGTTTTGTAAAGCAGCTTGTTGCTCTGCATTAAAGTTAGCCAGTGCTACATTTTGTTGAGCTGCAGCATTAGCCAGTGCTACCTGTTGCCTGTTATTTAAGTTTTGTAGATTGAGTGTGGCATAAGTCTGTGCATCTTGTGCTGCAATAGGAAGGGCAGATTCCATAGCAGCTTGAAATATAGCTGCACCTGCCATAGAAGATCCACCTAAACCCCTAGCTGCCATGGCTGCATTAGCTGCACGAATAGCTCCAGAAGCCCATGCTGGTGTCTTACCATCATCAAAGGACTTCATGAGTTCTGTAAGCTGCCCTTGCACCGTAGCCTGTGCAGGTACGTCACCTTGAATGAATGAAGCTAGTGTGCCTGCATCTGCAGTAAATTTATCTAGCTTAGCAGCTACAGCTTTGGCATCTTCAGCTAGCCCATCTTCAGTGATAGCTTCTGCCTGTGCCATATCCTTTTCTTGGATAGTGACAGGAGTTACTTTCTCACCTTCAGTAATCTCACGTGTCATTGCCTGTACTGCAGCAGGCTGCTCTGCTTGTGCAGCTTGAATAACAGGTGCTTGGGATCCTTGTGCAGCAGTTACAAGTTCTTTAGGATCAACTGTCCTTTGAGCATCCGTAGCTACAAGTTGTTTATATTGATCATCGAATGTAGCAGCTTGAGCCAGAGCTTGAGAAGATACAGTACCAGTCTGTGCTGTCACTTGAGCAGAAGGAGATACAGTACCCGTCTGAGCACTAATCTTGTTTAGCTCAGTTGTAAGATCTTGTAGAGCCTGTTCTGCATTATAAGTTTTAGCTGTAAGTGTATTGGCTGCAGCAGCTTGTGCAGCAGCACCTGCAGTAGTTAAACCAGCTTGTGTAGCTGTACCTGCACCCCCTGTACCCGCTATAAGTTGATTAGACTGCTCTGATATTTGTGTAGCAGTATAAGAAGGTGCAGCACCTACAGTGGGAGCACCAGTAACCTGATTAGTAGTAACAGTAGAGGCTTTAGTATTATTAGTAGTATTATTTGAAGTGTCTAATGTTGAACCTAGTGCACCTGCATTACTATTAATCTGAGCAATTTCTGCAGCAGTTAAAGCAGTAGCTACAGGAGGTGCATTTAATGCCCCCATATTAGGTTGAGAAATGACAACAGGTTGAGCTGTAGTAGTTTTATTTAAATCGTCTTTAACTGCATTCAATATTTGCTGATATTGACTGTCAGAAATATTATAGAAAGCTTTAGCTGCAGCAAGATCTGCTTCAGTTTTAAAATTACCTGCAGCAATTTGTCCTTTAGCTGCATTGATAAGATCTTGAGTGTTATAGGTAGGCGTAGTATCTTGCTGTGCTGCAGTAGTAGTTACTACATTAGGCTGAGATAAAGAAGATGTAGCAGCTATAGGACTAGTTAGCAATGTACTATCCATCTCTTCTTCAGTGGCTAGTCTTGTATCACCACCCACGGCATACTTTTTAACAGCCCCACCACGATTCATGAACTTATCAGCTACAAGACCATACTTCCTAGCCATGGCAGGATCAGATCGTAAGAACTCATCGAACATGGTCATAGGACCATCATAGCCCATTCTACGGGCTACAATTTCCTTTTGTTTTGTAGTAAATTCTTTGCTTGGCATGTTAGTGGTATCCCTGCTTTATCGCATCAATAATGATTCAGCTTCTCTACGTTTGACTAGTCCCGGCAGTACTCTACCTCCACCTCTAACCCACCTCATAAGCTGTTCTCTTGCACCTTCCCAATCTTGAGCATTTATCTTACGTCTTAATGTGCTTGTCTGTAATGCCCCTACGCCTAGATTATATGCAAAATCTACAATGGCATTAAACTTACGCCAATCACCAGCCTGCATAGCTAGTGAAAATAAGACGGGACATTGTCTAACTACACCGGGAGCATAAGTATGCATAAGCTCAAACAACAGAAGCTGCCTTGCTTGAGGTTCTGTTATGGCAACATCTGTTAATTTAACCGTACGCCCATCAGCATAATAAGTACTTCCGTACCCAATAGTCGGAATACCTGCAGGACACAAATAAGGTTTAGATGAGAAACCCTCAAACCTACGGCATAATTCAGCAGCAATATCTAATTGCATATACTATTATACTACAAACCACGCTTGGCAAGTGTTCTATCTAAGAACCAATAGTTGAGTGTTCCACTTACTAAGGCACTCATGTCCGTTGTCATCATAGTCTTAAATACAATTTCAGCAGGTGCACCAGCTAACCATGCATTCCATGCAAACCACACATGGATAAATGACCAGATAAACAGTACCCAATACGTAACTACAGGTCTAACACTTGCAGATAGAGATGCAGCCCATCCACCTGCAGCTTTAACCATCTCACTTTGCTGATTGATAGCAGCTTCAAATGCAGCCATGACACCTGTATCTATGGCAGCTTCTCTTTGAGCACCTATCTCTGCAAGCTTCTGTGCACCACGTTGAGCTTCTAGATCACATTGCCTACTAAACATTAATAGTTCATGTGATCTTTCATTCTTTTTATCTAGCCACTTTAATACTTCAGGTGCAAGTCTAAACAGACCACCGAATATAGAACCTAGTAATCCACCACCAAAGAGTTCTAACATATACTACTCTTCTTTATTAAGGGGAGTAGGTTTTCTATTAAACATACACTGCACTGTATTTGTTTCCCAAATACGAATAGCAGTCCATACAATAGTAAGTACTGCAGCTACTGCAGGAAGTAATTCAGCAAGAGTTCCCACGACAGTAAGAATTGATATGGCATCGCCTACTTGTTTGACTTGTTCATCAGCATGGAGAGACATCTTCAATCCTTCTCTAACGCATTAACATGTTTCCAAAGTTCAGTGATTTGTTTATCATAGCCCTTCTCTAGATAATCGACACGAACTTTAATGGTCACTGCATAGGCTGCTATAGCTACAATGGCAGCACCAAGATAAAACATTTTACCGAGGGACTCTACCATTGTTTCCATGCCATTACTCCATGGGTATTTCCAACTGAGGCTTGGCTTGTTCACGCAGCTTGTCCACTAAGGCTGATACCTGTGCATAAGGTAAATTGCCCAGCGCCTGCATGATCAGATTAGCCTCTTCCACGGTCAGGTTAAAGTCTAGTGTTTTCATGCTTGGGAAGCTTGGGAAGCTTGGGAGGCTTGATAAGCCGCAATCACTTCAGGTGTCCACGCTGCTTGAGCTATGGCAATCACTTTGTCAGGTTGCCCTGTGAGATCCTGTCCGGGTGTTAGGCTTGAGCGGTGGTAGGTCTGGGTTAAGACCTTTTCATCCTCAATGATGCGAGTGGCTTCACGGTATAGGATGATTCCGTTCTCTGTTACGGTGATTTGGTCAATAACTATTTGCTTGGTAATCATTTAAGTTCCTTTCGTTAAAGTCCGTCTACGCTAGTCTGGCGTAGATAAGTTAAGCTACTTGATATGTGACAGTGCCAGCGACGTAAGTACTATTTTTGAAAATAGTATTATTAGCCACTGCGGCTGACGCAGCGGTTAAACTTGCCATAACAATATATGCTTGCCCTGAGTCTGTTCTTACATTTATAGAAACAACACTTGTATTTAAACTCTCAAAATATCCACAGGAGCCACTACAAGACAAACTGCCTGTGCTTGTTTGTGTAAATGGCAGACCTGTAATTAAAAAACCGCTTCCTGTTCCAATAGTGTTTATCTTTAACTGAAAACTTACTGTCACTAAGTTTCCAATTTTTGTGTAAATGCCATTTTGTTGCGTGTAAGTCGTAGTGCCACCAAGACTAGGTGTCCAAGTCCCTTCCTCATAATCATCCAAGGTATTCGCATCGCTAGACGCTGATTGCGTGGCGGGGAAGGTGATGCCTGCGCCGGAGGTTGATGGGGTTGCGTTGCCTACGGAGATGGTTGAGGCTGTTTTGATCGTCCCATCTTGATTAATACGCATCCGCTCGGTGAAAGTGATAGCACTACCTGCTGTGCCGGAGGGGGCGGTGAACCACGCATGAGCGCCATCATTTTGGTTATAACGTGAGGCATAGTCTGTTGAAATGTATGTGGCGTTACCTGAAGAATTGTCATAAGCATTTGCGTTTAAATACAATTCAGAGTTTGTGCCGTCACGACCAAAAAGACTTGTGTTTCCGACCTGAAGCGCATGATAGCCACCAGTTGTATACCAAACACTTGGCGTTACCCCAATCCCTACGTTGCCGAGGGAATCAATACGCATCCGCTCGGAGCCACCCGTCGTAATCGCAGCCGTATCAGCAGCAGGAAAGAACACACCCGTATTGGTGTCGCCTGTGGTGGTGACGGAGGGTGCGGAAGCGGTTCCTGCGCTTGCAACATAAACATCAGTGCTTAAGGTGTTCGTTGTCTTGTTGTACGTCAGCCCAGCATCGCCGCCGAAAGACCCTGAGTCGTTGAACTGAACTTGCGTGTCGCTGCCGCCAGGAGTACCACCACCACCCGTACCATTGCTAGCGGCGGTGATCTGCCCTTGTGCATTTACAGTAAGGTTTGTGTTTGTATAAGAACCTGCTGATACGCCAGTATTTGTGATATTGGCATTTGTGATTTTTGTGGTCATGGCAAATCCTTTGCTACCCAGCTGGTTGTCGCTTCATCCCACTCGTACTTACCGTCTGTAGGCATCGGAGGCCTTGCCGCTGAAGAAAGCGGATCATGTCTATCGTCATACATTTGATCTATTACCTCGCCGTTCAAATTTCTAAGAGCAA